CAGAAAAGATCCGCACCAAATACTAGAACAGTTCGTTTTGCTGATGGTTATGAACACAGAATATTATTTGGACTTGCTGCTCATCAAAATCCTAAAATATTCAATCTTACTTTCAACGTATCGGAAACGGATGCAGATACGATAGAAGGCTTTCTTGATAGTCGTGCCAATGATAGTGCCAGCTTTACTTTTACTCCACCAGGAGAAGGTTTTACAAAAACAGGAACTTACTCTCAATCAGGAACTACAGTAACAATTACAATTACAAGTCATGGTGTAGCTGTAGGAGATGAACTTACTATTGATTACACTTCTGGATCTGCGACTGATGGTACTTTTCTTGTTGCTTCTGTAACTGATTCAAATGTCTTTACTGTTACCGCTGCTGCCAGTGCTACTAACAGTGGCAATGTTTCAATTACTTTATCGGGTGCTGGTCAATATGTTTGCGAGAACTGGAATAAATCTATACCATATAACAATAGAGCAACAATTCAAGCAACATTTAGAGAGGTGTTTGAACCATGAGTAGTTCTGCTATTGTTAGCAATCTTCAGAATATAAATCCATCAGCAATAATTGAACTATTTGTACTTACTTTGAAAGAAGGATTAAATTATGCCACGGGAAATCCAGATAGTGTTACTACTGTATATAGATTTCATGCTGGTTCTTCTTTAAAAGATAATGGAGAAATAGTTTGGGCTGGCAATAGTTATCAAAGATTTCCTGTAAAAGCTGAAGGTTTTGCTTTTAGAAAAGGACAACTCCCTCGACCTACATTAACTTTAAGCAATGCTTTTGGAACAATTACATCTATTTTATTAACAGTAAATAATACAACTGTTGGTAATGATTTAACAGGTGCAACTGTTACTCGAATAAGAACACTTGCCAGATTTATTGATGCTGTTAATTTCCCTGGAGACATAAATCCTTATGGAACACCAGATGCTACAGCAGAGTTTCCGCAAGAAATATATATTATAGATAGAAAATCAACAGAAAATAGAGATGTGGTTCAATTTGAACTTGCATCAGTATTTGATCTTGCTGGTATTCGTGCTGGTAGACAATGTACTAGAACAGAGTTTCCTTCTATTGGTACGGCTATAGGATGAATTGGAAAGACGCTGCACTTAATCATGCTGAGACAGAAGATCCAAAAGAATCTGTTGGTCTTTTGTTAAATATCAGAGGTAAA